CGTAATTTAGCTTTTCTTGTTGTTTTCCATGACCGTTTTAATAAACGAGCTTTTCTTAATCTTTCTGTTGCAGGTATTCTCTTTACAGTATTACCTGAAATTCTATAACCTTTAATACCAGAGCGTTTGCGATTCTTTTGAACCACAATACGACCTTTGGCATTTCTTCTTATTCTACGGCGAATCTTAGTGATTCTACCTTGTTTAATAAGATTGGGATTTCTTTTCTTAACTACCTCATCAAGTTGTTCTTCAACTTCTTCAAACATATCGGCGACAACATAACGCTTAGCTTCTTGCAATCGCTTTGCTGCAATTTCTTTTAGACGGTCAGAACAACAGTTTCTTGCTTCGTCTAATTTGCCTTGTATGATTAAATCAATTAAGTTCATTTCGCTCTACTAAATGCAAAGTCAGATGCTTTTGCCAAATGTGCAGGTGATTTATGTACCATGTCTGCAAACTTTTTCTTATTGTCATCATTTAAAGCATTATGAACTTGCGTAATAGCAGAAGCAGTAAAATGGTCTACTTTACGAGATTGACCATTTCCAAATTTAACAGATTGTGCCTGTTTATCAGAAACAATTTTATGAAGTTGGTTAATAACGGCTTCTTCAATTTGAGTTTCTTCTGCTTGAACAGGCGCATCAACACCACCACCATATGGTATTGAAAAATACTTGTCTAATTTCTGATTGTAGTAAAGTGCAATCTTTGTGTTATTTGGGTATAAACGAATCGATTTACGCTTTAATACAAGCACAAAAGGTGGGTCATTATTTAAGTCTAAAGTAACTTCACTAAGTTCAATTGGTTGAGTTTCTTCTTGTTCTACTTCTTCTCTTACAACCTGTCTTGTTTTTTGGAAAATTTGTTTATTGTTGCTAATAATATCTATCATGCGATTAAAAAGATTACGCATAATTTCTCTATCGGCATTATTAAACTGAGGACGCTCTTCCGTCATCTTATCTAAAATACGATGAAGTCGTGCTAACTGTGCCTTATTGGCAAGACCAGCACGAACTAGCATGTCAAACTTTGAATAGTCTGACTTTTCTTCTTCTACAAGTTGGCGAAACTCTTGTAAGTTTTTCATTCGGTTTCAGTTTCTTCCGTATCTTCTACTTCTTTACCATTAAATAAAGAATGTGCAAGTTCGGTTTTCTTTGTATCTAAAGCTTCAAATGCTTTTGAAGAAAGAATGTCATTTAAACTTTCTTTTGCCTCTAATGCATTACCCGAAGCGACATTGTTAATAAAATTTGAAACATCCATATTAATCTCCTTTAACGCCTATTTAGTAACGCTGAATATTTTTCCACTTCTGAATCCAATTGAGGAGTCATCGATTCGGCGGATCCTTCATCGGCAGTATTATCTTCTGGTGGATACTGTTCAGCGCTTACTTGAGGTTCTTCACCTTGTTGCATTGGACCACCAGTTCCATCTTCTTCTTCTTGCTTAATTTGTTTGTCGATTTCTGTTATTTCTTCTTGTGTTTGTTGAAGAATGTTTCTACGAACCCATTGTGCAGAATAGTAACGACCAACATATGGGTCAACTGTTGTCAAAGTCTGAATACGAGATTGCAACAATTCGGCATCTCTTAGTTCAGTAAAGTTATTATCTTTTACATAATCAAAGTAAATATCTTCTTTGAACTTGTCCCATTCTTCTCTTGTGCAAATGCCTTTGAGAACGCATTGTTTTTCCAATGCAAAGTCAAAAATCTGTGAAAACTTATTACGGAGACGAATGATAAATTTATTGAATTTAACTTCATCACGGGTAACTTCAGTTGTTCTACCAAGACCAATCATACCACCTTGTTGTGGTTCTAAACGAGAGATTGGTACATTCAAAGACTGCAATAACTTTTGACGGAAGTATTTAACATCTTCCAATTCACCAAGGTTCTGACCGGCAGGCAATGTGGTGATTTCTGTACCTTTACCACCTTCACGGCGTGGCAACCAGAAATCTTCAAGCATAGACATGTGTTTGCGGTCATCACGGATTTCGCCAGTAGATGCATCGTAAACAACTTTGTTCTTATACTTAATCATCACATCACGAAGGTACTGTTCTGCTTTACCTTTTGGTAAGTTACCAACATCGATGTAGAATACACGGCGTTCTGGTGCTCTTGATAAACGGTAAATAACAACTGCATCTTCAACCATTCTCAATTGATTGAGTGGTTTGATTGCTTTATGTAGATAAGAAATGACGAATGTATTTTTTGCATCCATCAAACCAGAATTCACATTGATAATTGAATCTGGTGCAATTCTAAGACCGGCATTTACATTTGCCGAGTATGTTTGAGTTGTGGTGCCTCTATCAGAATAAACATAGTATTCTGCAATAGACTGAATAATATTTGCACCAGTCTTTGGATCACGGCCTTTTACCAATTCACGAACTTTACGAATCTTGCGTGGGTCGATGTAACGAAGTTCTTGTATACCTTCTTTAGGTTTAGATTCGTCAACAACTACATGGTAATAAATTCTGCCGTCAATGTACCATCTTTTGAAAAGGTCGTCAGACAGATTACCAAAGTTAAGCATTTTAAGAACATTCTCAAATTCTTCTGAGATTTTCTTTTTAACTGCGTCTGGTTGTTTCAGTTTATCCAAAACAATGTTAACAGTTCTACCTGTAACATCGTGTGTGATTGCTTCGTTAACGATATCGTCAATAGCCATCTCCAACTCTGGATGATTAGCCATTTCACGATAGCGAGTGATTAATTCGAGCTCGTTGCGAACCGCTCCCTCTAGGTCAACATATGTGCCATAATAGGGATTAGATGTGATGGTGACTGCACCATCATCGATTGCTTCATTTGGGAGAGTAAAGGAGGGCTGTTCGGGTGGTTGGACCTGAACAATGTCTTGTTTACCTAGGGTGAAGCCAAAAAGTTTAATTGCCATTAAAAATCATCCTATAAAATAGAGAAAGGCCGAAGCCTTTCTCTTTACACTACACCGTCTGCTTCAGATTCCCACCATTGATAGGTGAGAGTGACAGAAAACTCCTCAATAGTGTCGTTTGAACCCCAATCAACATCAATAGGTGTAATATCCGTTGGGAATATACCTATGAATTTATACTTTTTCAGAGCATTGCCTTGTTTACCAAATTGAGTTACTTCAGCATCTACTGAATAACCTAATGGTGAAAGTGCTAATGGGTTACGAATATTGAATCCGTGACTATTAATACCGTTCATCCATCTTTCAAAGGCGTTGCGAACAACAAAATCTTCGTCATTAATAACTGTGATTGTCCAATCTGCGAAGGTTCTATTTCCCACAAACTTCAGTTCACGACCAAAGTATTGCACCGGAACAACACCTACCGTTGAACCTGGTAGTTGTGCAGTCTTACACATGAATGTAAGTTTTGTTGGTGCGTTTCCTGGTGAAGAAAACTGAGGAAAAGGAACAGAAACTTCGAAAAGGTTTGGACGAGCACCGTCACCTTGCATCTGTGCTCTAAATTCGTTTACGCTAAATGCCATTATAGTTCTCCTGTTCTCTTATTTATTGAAACCTTCCAACTACTTCTTCGAAGGATACGCCAGTGCGAACCGCAACAAAGTTGAGTTGGATAAAGTTAACAGAGCGAGCAGGTTTAATGTAAATGTCACCAACAAATTCGTTACGGTCAATTACTTCACCGGTATTATTTGTTTCATCACAAACAACTCTAAAGTCTGTGATGCCTCGGCGACCTTGAACATCACGCAAGAATGGTTCTACTAATGAAACAAACTGCGCTCTGGTGAATTGGTCGTTAAATTCAAACATTGAAAATCTTGCCGCTCTTGCAATTGCTTTTTCAAGGACAATGAATAGTCGGCGAACATTGACACGGTCAAATGCACTTGGTCTACTTAACAATGTTTTGTCGCCAAATAAAACTGTGCCCTCACCTGGGAATGTTACAACAGGGTTTACACCTTTAACATATAGAGTATCTCTATTTGCTTTGGTTGGATTCCAAGACAACTTAATGATGTTTCTAATTTGTCCACGGTTTAAACCACCTGGAGAGAACCATGGGTCTCTTTCAATATCTGTTTTGGCACATAAACCGGCAGTATCACCGTTTAATGGTACCCAACGATAAACATCGTTGTATTTGTCGTATTGATACTTCCATGCAGAATCCATAAATGCGTATGAAGAAGAACCGATACTTGTTGCTTGTGCTACGCAAGCTGCGGCTTCGTTTCCACTATTGTCAACAACATCTGATTTTGCAGGAGAGAAGAATACGATACAATCTTTTCTTGTTTCTGCTAAAGAAATCAAACTTGCGCTAACTGTATTTGCACCAGGACCTGTTAAGATTAAGGAAATATCTACTGAATCTGCGTTAGCAAATTGATTGAACGCAGTAATATTATTTGCTGCACTAATAGTTCCATCTGCACCTGAAGTTAGAGAAACTGTTACATTTGAAGTTAAGTTTGCAAAGTTAATAGAAGTTGCATCGCTACCCCAATTAGAAGTGGTATTTGAATATGCAGCAAGACCGTTTGCTGTTGGATGAGACATCCAGTGAACATATTTTGATTTGTTAGCAATTACATTCTTGTAATAAATTGAATTACCACTATCGTCTTTTGCATCGGCAGCTTTTGAAACAAATGGCCATTTTTCTAATATTGTGCCTGCTGTTCCACTAAATCTACCATCTTCGTCAACAACAATAATGTGAAGTTCATCAAGTGAACCACCTTGATTTGTTGTGTATGTAGATGTGCTTGGAGCACTTGTGAATTGTGAAGCATATGTCCAACCAGTAAAGGTATTGGCGTCTGCCATCGAAACTCTTAGTGTATTACCGATTGCGCCAGCGAATCTTGCGGCAAATTCACCATAAGTGTTTGCACCGTTCGAATAGTTGTCTAACCAATCGTCATCGTTTTTAATTAATACTGCCGAACCATTTGCTACCGCATTTCTAGTTGCGGCGCCAAAAGAACGGACAATTTTTAAGTTGTTTGAATAAGCAAGAAAGTTTGCTGCAGAGAACCAGTGTTCATAATTTGTTGAATCAGGCTTGCCAAATGTAGAGGCAAGTTTAGTTTCGTCTGAAATTGTAGTAATTTCGCCGACTGGACCCCAAGCAAAAGGACCTGCAAAAGCGCCAACCGAAGTAGCGCCAGATGGAATAACTGTTGTCAGGTCAATTTCTGATACATTTATTCCTGGTGAGAGCTGAAATGCCATGGATTTCTCCTTTTGTTATAGGATAGAATTCGTTTTATTGTCTATTTAGTTTTTTATAAGCTTGAGGTAAAGTAACCTCTTTCGGTCCAAACATCACCAGAATCGATAATAACTTCTTCTTTTCTTCCGTCATCAATGATTCCAACTGGTGTAAGTTCTTCTTCTCCAAGCAAGTTTTGTTCTTCCAAAAGAACCTTACGAATATCTATATTTGTTGAATCTTTGAAATATGATTGTGCAGTTAACCAAGAAAACAAAACAAGACCCATCACCAAATCGTCATTATTACCTTCTTCGGCTTGATAAGAATCTCTCACACGAACAAAAGTATTCATTTCGGCAATAGTATCAAAGTCCCGAATAATCAATTTATCAGATTCCACAAGTGTCTTTAAGTTTGCACAACCAATCTTTTTGACAGATTTGGTAGTTTTGATACCGAAACTTGTAGACCTTTTGAAACCGCCAGAAATACTTTGCCCTTTAATATGATGGTGTTCTAGTTTATAGATGTTTTCATATTCCAAATCATAGTGTAAAATGTCAACAACTTGTTGGCCAATGTTGTTTGTCTCAATCAAAACATATGCTTCATTGAACCTTCTTGCTATCGAATAAACGATAGTTGGGAAAAACAATAAAGGTAATTTATTATTTCTGTATTTTGCAACTTGTTTGTATGGTGTTTCGGTAACATCTACGACATTAACTGTTGAATAGTCACCGCCAACACCTTCTGAACAATCTACTGTGCAAATATACAATCTACCTGGTTTTGGTTGTTCATAGATATCGAAACATTCTTCTTGGTAGATTGGGTCAAAAAACGCCAGACTTCTAAGTTTGGCACCTGAAATAAGTGTTGCCGATGACCCAATAAATTCAGTTTCAAACTCTTGCCTAAATTGTTCTTCTGAAGTGTTTCGTATCGTTTCTTCTTTCCACTTT